CAAGGGTCAAAACGCACAGGCCATGATACAAGAAGGTTTATCCAACCTAATGTCAGATATTAATAAGGTTGACCTAAAGAATACCACAAGAATAACCCTTAGAAATGCCTCACCCCATGCCTCTGATGTAGAGAACGGTGGGCCAACTTGGAGAAGGGCTGGGTATAAAGTTTTTGCACAGGTAAGGAACATCTATGGCTAGTATTCAGAATGATATTCGGGCTGCACTAGAGAGCCACTTATCTGCAACATCAGGTCTCCCATCTATAGCCTACGAGAACGTAGCATTTGAGCCTACAACAGGCACTAGCTTCCTTAAGGTACAGTACCTTCCTACAGTCACTAGACCCGCTGTAAGGGGCTTAAATCCACAGTTGAGATACCAAGGTGTATTCTCTGTAACAGTCTTCGCCCCCGAAGGTCAAGGCCCAGCTACCGCAGACGACTACGCTAACAAAGTGATAGACGCCTTCGCAGCAACCACTGACATCTCGTTTACGAATGGTGATGCAGAAACAATCATAGTGTCTATTGATTACGCTGAACGTCAGCAAGGTATGATAGACAGTCCTTGGTACTTTGTTCCGATCAACATCGGCTGGTACATTTATAAATAACTTCCCACAGGAGAAATCAATATGGCCTTTGCACAGGGTTCACGCTCCAGTCTGTCGTTTATCGTAGAATCTACGTTTGGTACGACACCCGCTGGCAACTTTACTAACCTCCCGTTCAGCACACACTCTTTGAACCTAACTAAAGACCGTGTTGCTGGTACTGATATTCAAGCTGACCGTATGGCTCGTGTTGATCGTCATGGCAACCGTCAAGTAGGTGGTGACATTGTTGTCGATCTCCGTGATGGTGACTTCGATGGCTTCCTTGAATCAGCTATGCTTAACACTTGGGCAACTAACGTGCTTAAAGTTGGTACGACACCTAAGTTCTTCTCTATCGAAGATTACGCTGCTGACATTGACCAAGCTCGTGTGTTCACAGGCATGTCAGTTTCCACTATGGCTATCTCTCTTGCCCCTAACCAGATGGTTACTACAACCTTCGGTATGGTTGGTAAAGACATGGCTATCAGCGCCACTGAGAAGACACAGGATGCTGCCTCTGGTGCTGCACCCTTCGATGCCTACTCAGGTGACATCTCCATCGGTAACGTAGGTGGTGCTGCTCCTGTAGCCATCGTGACAGCCCTTGACTTCACACTGAATAACTCATACGCACCTACCTTCGTCATTGGTGACGATAGCGCACCTTCTCTTGAGTATGGTCGTGCAGAAGTTGAAGGCACACTGACAGCTTACTTTGAGGATGCTTCTCTCATCAACCGTTTCCTCAATGAGACTGAAACTGAGATTGAAGTATCTGTAGACGATCCTACAGGCGCTAACACATACACCTTCACATTCCCACGGGTTAAGATTAACTCTGCGGATGTTGGTGTCGATGGCCCAACCAGTCGTATGATCTCTATGTCTTTCGTAGCCCTCTACGATACGACAGAAGGTACTAACCTTAAGATCACACGTCCTGCATAAGAATACCTAGCTAGGTAGTGGAGGCTCCTGAGTCGGGTCGGGGGTCTCCACATTAATCAACCCGACATTAACCCCCCGAAGGAAACCGACATGGACTTAAAAGACCTGACACCAAATTTAGATGATATTGTTGTTGATCTCAAGCACCCAGCAACAGGTGATGTACTAAAGAATGATGATGGCACGAATATGACAATTACTATTCTTGCGCCCCATTCTAAAGAGTACAAGAAAGCCCAACACGAACAAATCAGCAAGCGGCTTAAGAAGGCTCAGAAGAGTAAGTCTCAAGATGTTGACTACTCAGATATTGAGGAAGCTACGCTGGAGGTTCTAGCCAAGACAACTAAGGCTTGGGACATTACATACAACGGAGAGAAACCTAAGCTCACCGTTGCTAAAGCCAAAGACCTATACGAAGAAGTCTTCTGGATTAAGAGCCAGCTTGAGGAGGTAGTAACTGACTCTCTGGATTTTACGAGGGTCTGATCTGTGAGCTAGTTGAGTGGGCTGAACATCAGTTTAAACTCAATAGGCCAGATCAGAATGGCACTACAGAACGAGAACATCTTGAACAAGTAGAGAGGCAGACTGGACGTAGAGTAGAAGCATTGGAACCCCCGACACCCTTCCCTATGCTAATATCCCACGTTTGGTCTGCCTTTATTGCTTTAAGCTCTAGTAGAGGATCAGGCTTTAGTGGCCCAGCGCCTATCACCTTTGAGCAAATTAAGGCATGGAAAGAGCTTACAGAAACATCTATTGAGCCTTGGGAAGTTGAGGCCATCAAGAGAATAGACCTAGAATACTTAAGGGTGGCAAATGGCTGACGATATTAAACTTGTAATAGGCGTTGATGATCGGGACTTAATTCGTGCTGAGAAAGAGCAACTTAAGTTTCAACGTAACCTCACATCTATTGAGAAAGCCTTTCGCTCTGGTAAAATCAATGCCTCTAGGTATAACAGTGAGCTAGCTAAACAAGCTAAGGAGCTTGCTAAACTTGGTGGTGGATACAACAAGGCTAACAGCGAAGTTCGTAAATACGCTGCCTCTCTGAGACAGGCAAATGACGCCCAACTTGAAGCCACTCAAGCCGCAGGTTTTGCTGGTAAAAGAGTTAACCGACTTGGTATGCAAATGCAGCAAGCGGGTTATCAGGTGGGTGACTTTGCAGTTCAGCTTCAAGGTGGCACTAACATGATGGTTGCCCTTGGTCAGCAGGGTTCACAGTTGTTAGGCATCTTTGGCCCAGCCGGAGCTATTGCTGGTGCTGCGCTTGCTATTGGTACAGCGTTTGTTGCTCCATTAATGAGGGCCGCTAAAGAGGCTGACGAATTAGCTAAATCAGTTAAGAGTGCAATAGAGAAAGTAGATGATGCACTTCGGGCATCCATGTTGGGTGCAACTGAAGGTGAAATGAAATTCATCGACAATATAGCTGTCCTACAGACAGAATTAGACAATTTACTGGAGCAACAAGCAGCAGACCCCGGCGGTAAGACAGAGGCACAGCTAGCTAACATAGCCTCTGCTATTCGGCAAACCAAAGAAGACTTGGGTAAAGCTAACGAAGAGTTTAGAGACTATCAAGCTAACGTAGCTAAGTTAAAGTCGTTTGACCCCCTGTCAGCTTTTGGGGGTGCGGGTCGTGACATTAGAGAGCAAGAGAGGCTAAAGACAGCAGTTACAGAGACTGGGCAACTCCGTATAAAACTTGCATTTAGACGACAGAAACTCTTTGACACTTTTAGGGACAGGCAGAGGAAAGCTGAGAGAGAAGAACAAGATGCCCTAGAGAAAATATCAAACGCTCAAGAAAAAAGGTTTAGCTCTCAAAAGGAATCTCTTAAACTTAGACTGGACGAAGCAAATCTTCAGGAATTGTATAAAGATAAGTTTTATATTCAGAACTTGATGGAGAGGCAGAAAATACTCCTACAACAGCAATCTGGAGAGATTACCGCTGAACAGGCCAAGGAATTATTAAAACTAACTGATGAGCTTGGCGACCAAGAGGAAAAGTTAAGAAGGATAAACGATCAGGAAAAGGCCAGACTTGAACTCATAAAGTTACAAGAAGGTTTAGAAAATAAAAGGGGTCTGGCCTTAGACAAACTTACTGGTGGTAACAAAGAGTTCTTTGACCCACGGAATGAATCTGGGGTTTCTGGTGTAATATTTAGGGATAGGGATAAGCCAGACCCCTCAAAAGAACCTGTTGTCAAGGAATCAGACCTTCAGAAACTTAGAAAAGAACTTGACCTAGAGGACGCACTCCTTGGTAAGACTGAAGCTAGACAAAGGGTAATACAAGCCCTTGGTGTTGAGTTTGTAGAAAACAACCCTAAGACTGTCGCTGGACTTGAGAAACAGATTAACAAGAACTTAGAGTTAGTTCGTGTTGAACAAGAGCGTATAGACCTTGCTAATACCATAGGTTCAGCTATGGAAGACAGTTTAATGTCTATGGTTGATGGAACGAAGTCTGTTAAAGATGCCTTCCGTGACATGGCGAGGGACATCGTAAGACATCTCTACAAGGTTCTTGTCGTCCAACGGGCGATAAATGCTATAGGTGGAATTATGTCAGGTTCTAGTAACCCTGTTATGCAGACTATAGGTGGTGGCCTTGAGTCTTATGATAATGGTGGTTACACAGGCAATGGCCCACGCTCAGGTGGCTTAGACGGTAAGGGTGGCTTTATGGCGATGATGCACCCACGGGAAACTGTAATAGATCATACTAAGGCTAACTCAAGTGGCACAGGTCAGAACGTAGTCATCAACCAATCGTTTAACTTCCAAGCTAATGGTGACGACAGTGTTAAGAAGATCATTGCTCAAGCTGCACCTCAGATCGCACAGATGACTAAGAAATCAATGCTTGATGATCGTCGTAGGGGCGGAACAACTAAAGCCGTCTTTGGTTAAAGGAACAATAATATGGCACTGAGCTATCCACTAGCTACACCAACGTCTATCGGGATTGAGAGCATTGAGCTTAGGGCTGTTAATGCTGTAGCTGTCTCTCAGTCTCCCTTTACCTATAAGCAACAGATCGTTTCTCACGGTGGACAGAAGTGGGAAGCCTCTGTCAATATTCCCTCGGTACATCGTGATAAGGCTGCACAGTGGAAGGCACTATTGGTTGGACTTAAGGGGCCACTAGGTACGTTCCTCTTAGGTGATCCTGACTATGCTACACCACAGGGAACCGTTAGCTCATGCACACTTACGGGTAATGCTGGTAATGACACAGCTTCTGTCGTTATGACTGGTACATTACTAGCGGGTGATTACATTCAACTTGGGACAGGGGCTTCTGCTAAACTCCATCAGGTATTACTAGATCAAGACGGAGATGGCACTATCCAGATATGGCCTTCACTTAGGTCTGACTACACAAATACTGCTGTGGTCTTTAATTCCCCTAAAGGTGTCTTCAGGCTCTCAAATAATGTGACCTCATGGTCAATCAACAATGCGTCAACATACGGCATCTCTTTTGAAGCTGTAGAAGCTGTTACAGGATAGAGGAAACAATATGTCCGATAGGAAAATATCAGAGTTAACTAACATAACAGGGGCTAACCTTGTTGACGCTGATGAGTTCGTTGTTGTTGATATTTCAGCGGATGAGACTAAGGCTATTACTTTAGGTGAGCTTAAGGAAGCCTTCGATGCTGGGTCAGGGTTCGTAAGGATAACTGGCGATACCATGACTGGTGATCTTACGGTTCCTAATGTTATTACATCTGGTAATGTCGATGGTCGTGATGTGTCAGCAGATGGTACTAAATTAGATACTATCGAGACTAACGCAGATGTAACCGATACGACTAACGTGACTGCTGCTGGCGCACTTATGACCACTGGCGGCACTATGACGGGCGATGTAGCTTACGGCGACAACGTAAAGGCGACTTTTGGTTCATCTGCGGATTTGGAGATTTATAGCGACGGTTTTCATAGCCGTATTGTTGAATCTGGGAGTGGAAATCTTAAAATACAAGCCACTGACCTTGAGATTATCAACGCTGCTAACAATGAGTATGTTGCAAGATTCATAACGGATGGCGCTTGTGAACTTCGTTACGATAACGCTACAAAGCTGTCCACAAGCACCAGCGGAATTAACGTATCGGGTACTGTGGTTGCTGATGGGCTGACTGTGGAAACGGCGCAGGGTGACATTAGTATTACACCTACGAGTTCATCTTTGAACTTTGCTCGTTCAGGAACTAATTACATCCGTGCAACTGACGCTTCTGGTAATTTTAGTTTTGTTACTGGGGCAAATGACTTTGCTACTACACGCCTAAAGATTGCAGATAACGGAGACATCTCCTTTTACGAGGACACAGGCACCACGCCAAAGTTCTTCTGGGATGCGAGTGCGGAACGGTTGGGTATTGGGACTACAGTTCCAAGGGCAAAGCTTCACGTTTCAGGGGTAACAGGCGACGACGATCCTGCATTAGGGACAGAGTCTGCACCATTCTTTGTAAGTAATACAGCACTAAGTTATGGTCTAAATATTGGTGTAAACGCTCAGGGTGATGCTTGGCTTCAAGCACAAAGCAATTCGTCAGCTATAGCCTATGACATTTTACTCAATCCTGTTGGCGGCAATGTAGGCATTGGGACAAGCAGTCCTGCATCTGAGTTGCATGTAGCTGACACAGGCGAGAGCATAGTAACTATTGCATCAACAAGCGCAGGTTCAGCTAGAATAAATATGGTTGGAGCAGGCGGCGGTTCTGCCTTTGTGACATCAACAGTTAGTTCCCTCAACCTTGAGACAGCTACATCCTCAGATATAGTCATGAGGACGGGTGCTACTGAGCGCCTGCGTCTATATGGAACCTCTGGTGACCTAACAATGACAGGCGGCGGCTCTATTGGTTGGGCCAACTGGACTATCACCGAAAGCGGCGGTTCCCTTTATTTCGCTACAGGCGGCACCAACAAGATGAAGCTAGACGCATCTGGCAACTTGGATGTTGTCGGCTCAGTCAATTCCAACGCAACCATTAGCTAATAGGAAAGGTATCCGAAGATGGCTATAAAAGTAAGCGGCACAGAGGTTATCAGCGATGACAAGCGCATCCTGAATAACGAAAGCCTCCCCGACATTCGCCCGTCCCTATTGTTGGACTTTGCGAACAGCAAGACCCTTGACCCACGCATCACGTTTACCCGTGGCAGCACTGCGACTTACTGGGATGGTAAGACCACTGCGAAGGCTGAAGAGAATTTGTTTAAGTATAGTCAGGAGCTTGATAATTTCTACTGGAATGGCCTTCGTTCCGTAGTAACAGCCAATCAGACAACTGCCCCAGACGGAACAACAACAGCAGATGCAATTACTCAAGCGTCTGGTGAAACTAGTGGTGGCTTTATAAATCCTGATGGCACTGAAGGTTATACGTCTGGCGTAACTTATACAACATCCATTTATGCAAAACCTAATGGTAAGAACTTCTTGCGTGTTATGACTAGTTATGCAAACGGAATTCAAACTACTTGGTTTAATTTATCTACAGGATCAGTAGGCACATCATCTTCTGACCATACTGCCTCTATGGTGGATGCTGGTAATGGTTGGTATCGTTGTATAGTTACAGCTACAGCAGATGGTGATGGATATATAAACTTTTATATAGCTGAGACAGATGCCGTATATGACGTAACAGATGATCAAACAGGATACTACGCTTGGGGCGCACAGCTAGAACAACGCAGTTCAGCCACAGCCTACACCCCGACAACCTCTAGCCCCATCGTGAAGTACCAGCCCGTGCTGCAAACAGCGGCATCAGGTGAGGCACGGTTTGACCACGATCCTGTGACAGGTGAAAGCAAGGGCTTGCTGATTGAGGAAGCTAGGGCGAATAGTGCTACTTATTCTGAAGAATTTGATAATGCAGGTTGGGATAAAGCAAGAGTTACAATTACACCTAATACAATTATAGCACCAGATGGAACACTTACTGCTGATAAATTAATAGCAAATACTGATAATAATAGTCATAAAATTGTTTTAAGACCAACAATAACTAGTGGAAATAGTTATACTGCAAGTGTTTATTTTAAAAAAGGAGAATATACTGATGCTCAAATTGATTTATATTCAGATGGTTCAAATACTTTTGCTAGAAGTGATTTTGATTTAGACACAGGCACAATTATCTATGCCCAAGTTGGTTCAGCGACAATTACTGATGTAGGTAATGGTTGGTATAGATGTATTGTTGCTGGTACTGCAACTACAAGTGGTACAGGATATTTCCAAATTTATGTAACATCTCCTGCTTCTTCTTTTACAGGCGATGGCTACTCAGGCATCTACGTCTGGGGCGCACAGCTAGAAGCTGGCTCATTCCCAACGTCATACATCCCCACCTCTGGGTCTACTGTGACTAGGGCCTTAGAAGCTGTTAAGATAGAAAACTTTAATAACTACGCCACTGGAAATGAAGGTACGGCCTTTATAGATTGGATCATAGGCGGTTCAGATGGTTTGCAAGAGTATCAGTTCCGAATGGAAAGCCTAAGTGGAAACGGGCTATCTATTTTCTACGATGACCCTAACATCTTCGGCACTAACTATAACGTTAGCAATAGTGGCATTGTTAGCACGTCTACTTCTGCAAATAAGGCGGCACTTACTTATAGCCAATCAGAAAGCACATATCGCCATTATGCTAATGGCACAGCAGGAACTACCACTACAAGTGGGTATGACGGGCGATACGCTCCAAACGTATTATTCTTAGGAGGTGCTTCCGCAACAGCAAGTCACTCCCAGCAATACATCAAGAAGTTCGCCTTCTACCCCAAGCGTCTACCCAACGCCACCCTGCAAGCAATGACGGAGGAATAAGCTATGACAACGTATTACCTCAAAGCCACCTCCGAAGCAGCCCTCTGGGAAGCCCTAGAAGCTGCTGACTTGGCGCACAAGCAGTATGACCGTGAAGACCCACTGAACGTGGCACCAGATGACCACGACCCAATGGGTCCAGCGTTTGTTATGACAGGTGCATACGAGTGGATCGCAGACACACCCATGCTCGACATCATCGGCACCATGTATCGTGAGACAGGCACTATGCTGACTGA